TTACGAAACATAGTAGGATTCTTTGCTGATTTATGTGCGGCATCCACATCAGACACAGCACCCATCCATCTTGACAGATCCTGTGACATACTTTCAAGATCGCGCCCTGCCTGAAAGGCGCGCTTAATACCTGAAAAAGCCGTACTTGCGGTAGCTACAGCCGCAGAAATAGTGATTGGATCGAACATAGATTTTCCCGTAGTTTCATGGTTTACTGACCTTTACTTTTAATAAACTCCCTTTGCATTGCTGCATCTATACGTGCTGCTGTCTGTCGTTCCTGACTGGACAACCGCTGTTGGAACTGATCGGCACGTAGTCTCTGATTCTGTGCATCAAGATTAAGTTTCGCCTGATCATTCTGCGCATCGTTCTGTTCGGCTTGAGCCCTAAGCTGCAACTCCTTCTCCTTGAGCTGCACCAGTGGATCAGGTCCCTGACCCGAGGCCTGTTGTGATAGCTGCCTGAGCTGCTGCATACCTTGCGCTACAAACTTAGCCTTAATCGCCTCCATCAGCATCTCCTGCTGTTCAGGCGCCATCGGCCCCTGATTACGCATCTCCATCATCGCCATCTCTTCCGCCTGTATCTGCACGTGCTCAATACAATGTTTTTGTAAAGCTATAGCCATGGCCGGCATATTTCCAATCATAGGGGACGCCCCAAAAATCAAATGCGCCATAATGTGGGACTCATGGTCCTGCCCTTGAAATGCTTTCAACACCACCATATCCATAACATCTATATTCTCCTGCGCCGGATCTTTGGGTGTGGGCTCCTCATCGGGCACACGCTTCATAATCCTGTCCGTATCCTTGACACCCAACGCATCATACATATCACGATACACTTCATACATATTATGAAGATCAGGTGCTGCACCAGCCAACTGTAGCTTAGTTTGTGCTAACGCAATCCTTTGTGCTTGCGAAAAGACATTTGGGTCCGATACAGGAACAACATCCACTCTATCGTCAAAGTCTGTAGCCTTAACAGCACTATCCTCACCCTCTACCGCATACGGGTATTCATCAGGTAAACTCTCGCTCATTACCCTTGACAGGATCTTAAACTCTAAGCGCATCGCATAATGCAGGCGTTTATGCACCGCGCTCATCACCCGTGAGCCCTGTTCCAACAAGGCTATAGTTGTACCCACAGCAGCCTGTTGATTGCCGTCACCGACCTTCATATCCGTAATCGTGGCAAATCTACGTCCTGCATCAACAACAAACCCCAGTAACTGGAATAAGGTTCCGTCAGGACCTTTAAATGGCAGCGGCATTAGGCTGTCACGAATAGCCCCTCCGGGAGCGTCCACATCGCGGAACTCACCGGGCTGAAGCGGATCATCGTCATCCCTGATCCGTAGTCCACGGGCTTTAAAACCCGCAGGAAGATTGGACAACGTACCAGCGTCGATTAGCTGCCTCAGTGCCGCTGTGGCGGTTCGTGACAACCCGCCAATCGTGTGAATAAGTCCCAACCCATAGAAACCAAAACCGGGTAGAAACTTATAGTGCACAAAATACTGTATTTTGCGCTTCATATCATCATCTTCACGATAATTACGGCGTATGGACAATATTTGCCCATTATCTTGACTAATCGTTACCACATAGGGCACTTTTATGCCTGTTGGCTCTCCATCATCATCTTTCTCTTCATAGCCCTCAATGTCCAAATCAACATGACATTCTAACAAAGTACAGTCATAATCTATCTGAGAGGGCGACATACCATCAATTCTATTGATTTCATCGGTTACAGAATCGCCTTCAGACTGCCCCGGAAGCACCGGAATATCGAGATAAAACCCCGATATTTGCTTCTTTCTGAGCTCATTTAGCGATATTCGTAGTGTTTGCGTAATATTTGGGCACGTTTCAAGGTCAGAAGTCTCGTATGGCACCACTAAATGCTCTGCGGGTATGAATTTAGATACCGCTCTGCCTAAATTTTCATCATAATACACTTTTTTGAACGTAGAACCGGCCAAAGGCAGATAAAATAGCATCTGATCGAGCTCTGGCGTGTATTCTTCCATTACATTTGTGATGTAATAGTTCATAAATTGCCGTACACGCTGCGATTGCTGCTGTTTATCGCGTGTTTCGGCCCCAACTATAGCTGTTCTTACAGGTCCGGACGCCGGAAGTAGCTCATTAAACGCCTGTGCCTGAAATTGTGTTGCCGCTTCGGCTAATAAAGGGTGTGTTACCCCCGAAGACCCCCTAAACGGCTGTGTTCTTTCTTCATAATTAAACCCTAACAGCTCCAAACCGTTAGCATAAGCGTCTTCCCACTCCTGACGACTTGCTTTATTCGCGTCATACTCTCCTAAAAGCTCGCCTGCTATACGTCCAAGCTCTCTATCGGGCATTTCTTCCGCTAAATTAGCATAAAAATCATCACTCATGCCTCTTTGATCGGTCGGCTCAAAGTCTATAGTCACCCCGCCATCGTCCTCAGCAGTAATCTCTATGTCCATGTTTTCCGCTTCAACATCCATATCAACCATCGCCATCGGCTCCATAGTACCGGGCATTTCTATCTCTACATCAGCGGCCAGCTCCTCCGCTGTGGTATCTGCCGGTATATCTTTTTCTATAGCCATACGTGACTCCTTTTTTCTAACCTACCATAAACGGTTGATAAGCGCCAATACCTTTTGGACCCTTAAACATATCGCGTGCCACATCAGACAATCCTGCGATACCGCCCTTTTCTTTCTTCTCTACTTTTTTTGGTAAATTTATAGTATAGGATAAAAGTTGTTTATCGCCTATCATAGCACCTTTTCTAAATTGTCGAGGGGTGTCTAATATTATTAACTCCTCTTCAGCAGGATTACCTACAAACTTTACATCGTCAATATCAATAAGTTTTTCAGTAACAACCTTTTTTTGATCTTTTAACTTCTGTAATCCCGCCTGCTCCATCATGGCTAGTGTTTCTGGATCTTTTGTACCAAAAAGTTGTAGCTCGGTATAGTTCTCCACTCTTCTTACAGGAATTTTACCGGAAGGGAATGTTCGTTTTAACATTCCTTTCATTGCGGCTTCATATGCAGGATAATCCTCATCTGTAATGGCTTCTATCAAAGCATCGCGATCGTTATTAAAAGTATAACGATTTAGTTTTTTACCTAATTCAGGAAACTCTAGAAGAGCCCCCTCTTCATCCATAGCTTCAAATAAGGTGTCAATGTCTTGTTTTGTAGTAGTTGACCCACCCCCCGCTGCTTCCGTCAAAAATTTCGCGACAGAACTACGTTGATCGCCAATACCACGACCCTTGGGCACTTCTGTAAAAGGTATATCTCCGGCTGCGGACTTAATCACGTTTTTATAATTATCACCACCCTGAACTAAAACATTATCGTAACCCCGCATAGTTTCTGCAATCTTGCTCATTTCATTAGGGTTACTTATAAAGTCACTTACCTTGTCTTTTGTCATTAATTGATTGTAGTTCTCTATAGGAGCGTCCGCACGTATAAGTCCGTGTTTCGCGGACAATATAGCAACATCGACGTTTTCAGGTACACCTGCTTTTCGTATAGATGTAAAGATAGGGCCTAAATATCTATCTAATGCTTTCATGTTACCAACGTCAGGGCACTTCTTATCACCACAAGACACAATTAATAACTGACGGCCTTTCTTGGCTTCGGGGGCAAAAATACTTTTTGTTGCTTGTCCGGAGGGCAACATTTTCGGAATAATGTCGGAGGGTAAATCAATATCTAACGTACCCGCGCTAGGCTTCAACGATCTTTTGGACTCTATCGACTGCATCATCCTCTCTAAGCCAAGGTCCCGCACCTGCTTTCTTAACCCCCGAGCGTCTATCGCGTCGTCCAAAGCCTTGGAAACATCTTCCTTTCTCAACGGATCACCAGAACGAACAAAATCATCAGGACCTTTACCTGTTCTCATCATGTGCGATATATCAAGTTTCATCTCTGCCATAGCAACAAGCTCATCATCACTAAACTTACTAAAGTCCCCCGCGTCTTTTAAGACTTTATCAAGGTCTTTGTTCATCGACAACGTGACCGAATCCATCTCCTCCCCAATCTTCATAGATTGAGATAAACTCTCTACCGCCCCCGTTGGACTCGAAGACCCCTCCTTAATAACCTTATTCGCACCAAAATATAAATCTCTTAGTTTTTGTGCCTTGGCGGCTGCACTTCCGAGGGCCCCTTTTAAACCAACTTTCGCAACTTTGGCCACCGGTGCAGGGGGCACTAGATCAACAAGACCTTTACCAACAGGTGCTGCTAGAGCCGCTGCTCCCATACCCGTGAGCACTTCACGACGCGACAAACCCTGCTTGGCCGCCGGTGTCTTTTTAGCAACATCATCCGCTGCGCCTAACAAAAACAATTCTTTCAAGGCATCTACCCCTGCGGTAACAGAGGGCTTGATAACATTCCGCAAAGCATACGCCCCGGCAGGCAAGGCTAATATGCCTGTTTCCATAGCCGATTCGCCATACTTACCTTCTTTTAAAGCCTGACCGGCACGCTGAAACCCCGTTACAGGATTCATCTCTACCGCCGCTTTTGCAAAGGGCCGTAATCCGGGAGGTATGTACCGTGTTACATCCTTACCAAAAATACCAAACCGTTGTTCCGCCATCAGTAGTACGCTCTTACCTGCACGTTGTTGTCATCCTCATCCCAATCGTCCGTTGGTAGCTGCACAAAATTACCCTGACGATACCGCATCAAAGCCTGTGTCATACTATCCACAAGGTCATCATACTCCCCATTTGGAAAAGCTGCAACCTCCTCTATCATCTCATCCGCAAACTTCGTGTCTGGTGCGTACACCATGCCTGCTTCAAAAAGAACCGATACAGAGTGCACGCGCGTCACCTTATCATTTCCCTTACTCGGTGTAAAGTTAACAACAGGTATACCCATGTTCCGTAGTTCGTGGGTCAAGGGCAGCCCTGTCGCTTTCGCCTCTATTATAATCGTATCCGGCTCCCAATACTTATACTGCTCCAACGCTACCTGCTTCAACTCAGGAAAGTCCCACCTGTCCTTCTGACTATCAAGAAGTATCAAGGCCGGGGGTCCCCCCGCTTCTTCCGGATAAAAAACACCCCATGTCGTAATCGCGCTATAGTCCGATGTCTCGCGTTTCGTAAACGCCGTATCGTAACTCTGAATAACATATTCAAGATTGGGAATATTATCCTTCTCCCACTTCTGCCACCAGTCCCGTGGTATAATCGCATTCTCCTCACCCGTCGGATTCTGCTGATACTGCGCGTTCCATTTACTAGGAGGAATCGAGGCACGTACCGCCGTTAAATCCTCAAGGCTCCAAAACTCCGGCCAGCAGGGTGAGCCATCTTCAAAGATTGCCGGTAACTCCACAACCTCCCACTGATCCGCTAAGTCGTCTTTTGCCATCGCACGCATCAGCTGTCCCGTCATATCTTTCTCGGACCACCGGGTCTGTACCAAAACAATACTACCTCCCGGCTGTAGTCTCTGTCGGGGGCCCCCAGTGTACCAGTCCCACGCATCGTCAAAACCCGTATTCGACATCGCTGTCTGCTCCGAGTGTGGGTCATCTATAATCACTAGGTCCCCACCACGACCGGCCAAGTTCGAACCCACACCAACAGCATAGTACATACCACCAGAGGTCGTGTCCCAACGACCGGATGCTTTACTGTCCGCTGACAGATTAACAGACGGAAAGATCTCTTTGTAATCGTCACTATCAATAAGGTTCTTGGTCTTACGTCCAAAGTTCACGGCAAGCTCCGTGGTGTGCGTCGCTTGAATAATCTTCATCTTAGGATTCTTTCCCATCATCCACGCCGGAAACAAAAAGCTGGCAAACTCCGACTTGGTATGTCTCGGGGCCATATTGATTATCAATCTCTTGAGCTCGCCTCTCGCAACACGTTCTAGCTTTTCAGCAATTATTTTGTGGTGACGACCCGCAATAAAATCCGGCCACATATTTTTTACAAAAATTAAAAAGTCCTGTTGGCACTTTTCGTTTTTCTCGATTTGCGCAAGTCGTAACTTGAGCTTTGCCTCTTTCTCAGTCAGATCCATCCGGGGCCCCTAAAAATGCTTAAATTATGGGCATAATATGCACGGTTTTTAGGCAGTTAACAAGAACTCTGTTTCTTGCTTACTTATTAGGCAATGTTTCACGTGAAACATTGTGCGATTTTTTACGTAAATATTCGTGCGAAACATGGCCCTAGCTAACGTCTGCGCAACCGCTGGTAGTGGTTATTTTTTTAAATTTTCTGGGTCTGGATCGACGTAAAATGACCCGATACGCTGGGGCCCCAGCACAAAAAACGTGCCCAGCTGGCGGCGGATCTTGCCCAGCGGCTGGCGGATCTCGAGTCTGGATCTTGGCCAGCTGGCGGCGGATCTTGGATCTGGAACCGTGAACCGTGCACCAGCTGGCGGCGGATCTTGGATCTGGAAGCGCTCGAGCTCGAGCAATGGCTTCAGGATAACGGCCAGCTATACGTTTCACCAGCTACGCGGCAGACTGACGGCGGCGTGATTAACTGGCAATTAGAC